TTATTGAGAGATAGGCTGAAGTTGTGCTCAGTATTTTAATAATAGCGGGTAACCTCTTATCTAAAAGAGGTTCATTAATCCCGAAAGGCGAAACTCTTCCCTTAAAATTTAGAGTTTTTAACTGGCTAGCGATAAACTCAATAGTCGCCATACTCAACTCGACCAAAGGCTCTTTCTCCTCTTCTATTCCAAACTTACAAAAATAGCATTTTCTCGTACAGATATTCACTGTTTCGAGTAAAACAACCTGGAATAAAGAACTCTTCATAAGACTAAAACGGATGCTCCTTAGTGTTATTTAAGGCCATCCAAGTAGCGGCCTTACGATGGAGGCAAGACTCTTCTCCAAACCAACTTTCCCAAAGGCCCGTACCTAGCTCCCCAATAAAAGGTCCCTCTATCCCCGCGTATAGTTTATTGTCTTGGACGGTGAGAGCCGTATAGGTTAAACTTTTATTTGTGAGAGGTGTATTTAAAAAGCACGTAAAGCCAACGTCTCTATAGGGTTTCTGGTTTGTAGTACATATAGCTCCTTTAAACCCCACGCTAGTAAGCTCTAAGGCTAGCTGCTCTCTGTCGTTATTTCCGCTATCCATAACCACGGTAAAGAGATGAGCCTTAAGGGGCTTGTCTATTGATGGGTGGGTGATCATCCAGCCCTCTTTTAAGTTAGATTGCTTAAATACTATATCTGCAAAAATAGGCGACCAAGGCTCAGGGGTAACTTTTAAGGTAGTTCCGATATACCTGATAAGTAGGGTATCGTCGGCTAAGAATGTTATCCCATCACCGTTTCGATAGGTATCTCGGTAATTTTTATTATCGAGGGTAACTAACCTTTCAAGAGTTTCGCGACTATACCCACTAGAGCCTCCCGAGCAGCCCACTCCTAAGGGTTTTAGGTCGTAGAGAAAGCCAAACCAGTCAGCTGCGATAGGCCTTACCTCTTCCATTATCTGGTTATCTGGGTCTAGCCGACAGATCCAGCGAGTCTCCATCCATCTTAAAGCAAACTTCCACCTATCGAACATGTACTGGTCTCCATATTCGAGGGTTTTAGGGCTGTCGGAAAAGTCAACAAAGTCTAGATTTGGAAGGTAGGGAAACGACTTAACATTGTCGCCAATAACAAGTATTTTCTGAGAGTTAAACTGCCTTAGTCTTTTAATCATTCTAAGAGCTAAAGCGTAGTCTCCTTCGCAAACCCAAACTACAAAGGAAAACTCGTCTTTCTTAAGTTGTCGATACTCTTTAACTGGGGTATTTAACCGGTTAATACTTAGGTTACTATTCAAGGCTAGGTGGTCCACTGGTAGAAGGAGATCCAACCGTTAGCGCCTATCTGTCCGGTCTTATCAACTCCTACAAAAAGAAGGGCGCTGCCAACCGTCCCATACTGGACGTCTACGGTCAGATAAAAGTATATATCCGTTTTACCATCGGTTTGAGGATCAACCGTCGGAGGAAAGGCCGTGGGATTTGTCGTCCCCGCTCGAATTTGAGTTGGCCCTACGGCGGCAAAAGCAAACTGAAACCACCGACCCGGGCTAGTTGTAGGCTCTACGATTTGAGGGAGAGCTTCAACATCGGTACTTGTCTCTTTATAGTAATACCAATCGGGTGAGCCGTCGCCTCTATCCGCTACGGCCATAAAGATGCCGTCGGCAATAGCAGGAGTGGAAAGAGTAGTTAGCTCTTTAAGGGCAGCGATATCAGGCACTACCATTTTTTCATAATATGGAGCAGGCATGTTTGTTTATCCTATAAGAAAGTTAAAGGGTCGTTGACAGCATCGGTTAGAACATCTCCGTTAACGTCGGTTATAGCGTTTGCGGTACCTCCGGAAGGTGTCGTTCCTCCTCCTCCAGAAATCTTAACAAACCGACCAGCGCCATTTAGGACGCTGAGATAGGTATCTCCGTTAACCGTCTGGGTATTCTCTAGCTGGTACATATAAAGTGCTGGGAGATTACTCTGAGCCGTAACTACTGGGTAGATAGCCTTATTAGTCAGCAAATAGGCGCTTACATTGGATAAGCCATTTCGAGTATTTATTGGAGCTTTCCAGAATATAGAGTTAGCACTTGCCTCTCCTATTTCTGCCAAGTTGTTTGAGAGCTCATAGACACTACCGTTAGCTATACTGTGGTCGATGTTGGTAACGGTATTACCAGTATAGTTGAAGCTGACAGCAAAGTCAAAGTAGAAAGTTCCTGCTGTTTTTTGAACTACTAAATTACTAGAAACCAGGTTTGCGGGAGTCCATAGCCCAAACAACTCGGAGGGTATGTCATCGGTATAGAGGTTGGCGTCTTCGTAAAGAAAACTAAACTCATCGCTAGTTGTATTTGTTGGAGCAAAGCCTTGAGCTTTTCTAGTTTCTATAATAGCTCCATCTAGACTAGCTCGTTTTCTAACAAATAGTACGATTTCCGAAGCGTTGAAAGTGCCCTTAGTTGAAGACGCAATTACGTCCTGAAGAGAAGGTCTAATCTCGTTAGGGTATATTACTGTAAAAGTAATGTTAGGATTTGGGTTACCTTCAATTTGAGAACTGAAAGAGGTGGCTGCCGATATTCCGGCGAGAGTTGATACTAAAGCTCTTTGTCTTTCGTTACCGCGTAGGGAGGAAACTGGGTAAACTGACCCTGAAGAATTAATTGCAAGTATTAGGTTATCTTGCTCTCCTTGCAAATTAAGAACGGTGGAAGGAACAGTGTTTTTAGCAATTCTTCCGTCAATAATCGAAATACCCGTATCCGCAAAAGCTGATAAGCCCGGCAAAGGATAAATTCGTCTTAAGTTAGGATCATTTCCGATAATAACGTCTCCCAGAAGTTCTCCTAAGTCTGTGGGAGTTCCGGAAGTTGGAATTAGAAAAGGTACGAGATTTAAAGTTGAATCTAGTGGAGCAAGATTGAGTCCAAAGCCAAGTTCAGAGACATCAAACTCAGGGAAAACCTTGAACTGGAATCCTTGACGAAACTCTAGGTTACGCTCGAAAACCAAATTCTCCATATCTGAAGAGTAGTCTATCTCTATTGCTAGGTAAGTAAACTGGGCAATCCCATCTCTAAGGGTTATATACTCCTCTTCAATAGTATCAAAGTACCCTTCAAAAACAATTTTAAATAAACCGTAAAAAAGACTTGATAAATCAGTATCCTGAACAGTGGTTGTAATTCCTAACTGTCGGCCAATTGGTACTGGGGTGTCAAGATCGTTGTAGAGCCAGTAGGTCCGAGGTTTACCCTCAACCCCCGTCATTGAATAATCATAGTTAATGACGTGGCGGCTCGGGCTAATTAGACTTAACGGAGTATCGCACCCGAGCAAGAGGTTAGTGGTGTCATCAATGACCCCCGTATTATACCCATCGTAGTGTCTTTCCCAAACGCTAAAAAGAGAACGATATTTATAGATGAGCCCATCGTTTGTCCGAGTTATGAGTAGGCCGTTAATTAGATTAGTTGTTGGAAAAGCAGCTGCTTGGCGTTCAGCTGTAATATGCGTAGGATTAGTTAAAGGTAGAGTATAGGGAAGAGAGATATCGTCCTTTCTTACTACTATAAGAATCTTTGAGGAAGTTAGATCATTTGTGGTGTTAATGAGAATAGCGTACTCTAACCAGTTCTCACTTCCAACGTGGGCTTGCTCTGGAATAGTTAAAGCTATCCCCTGACTACCGTTTACCGAAATACTCGCTACTGGACCGGGGAGGTTATATCCCACATCGTTTCTGCCCTGAAGCCAAAAGTAGTATATCCCCGCAGGAAGAGTTCCTGAAGTAGTATTAGGGGTTAAAGCACAAAGAGCGGGCCTCCCACTGGCGTATTGAAATCTCATTATTATCTACTCGTAACTTTTCTATTGGATAGCTCAACAGATGGAGGAGACTGCTTAAACGTGAGAGTCTTATTTCCCACGATAAGAGTATCCCCACTCACCCTTATTGGAGTCGGGGAAAGTATATCCTGAAGCTTTCTATGTAACAATTGTAACTGCTGTGTGTCCATTATTAGCCTCTCGATCCTGTTTCTTCTTCAACCTCATCTCCTGAAGGATTACGCCGGGTTTTAATCTTCGGAACAATCGAGGTCCCAAAAATAGGCTTTCCCCTTATAGAAGTTTTAATATCTAGGTCACCGCCGCCATTATCAGAAAGGTTTTTAAAACGCTTTCTCAAGGAAATTGACTTGCTCCTCATAATACCACAAGTTAAGCTAGTTCCTGAGCAGGTCTTTAGTAATTCCGAGTCCACAAATCCCTGGTAGTCTATTTGAAAACTTAGGCTCTTAACTCTTAAGTTTCTCTTTGAACCGTCGTCGACGACCTCTAAATAATCTCCTGGTCTAATTGCCGGATAAAACCAGGCTAGCTTCATAGACATATCAGTAGACCCTGAGAAATTTGCTAGTGCCAACTCACAACGGGCGGCGGCAATCGCTAGACCTAAAGATAACGTCTCGTACTGTAAAGACTCACTTGACACAGGAACCTGGCTACTGCTTGTGGTCGAAATTAAGTATTCAAACTCTTTAGAGTCAGCTTCTTTTTCGTCTTCTTTATCTTTGTCCGAGTCGTGAAACTCATGGCTAAAAGTTGTAGCGTCAGGCAACTGCCCGGTTGTCGTTCTGAAAGTTTTTTCTTGCAAAGAGTATTGAAAGTTATGATCTTGGTGGCTAGCATCTGATTCATACTCTAAGTAAAGGTCCGTTTTTAACCGACTATTACTGCCATACCGTCCAGTGGTATTAGCACTAGGAATTATTTTCCTCAAAGTAGAGCGATAAGTATCTTCCCCAGTTGTTAAAGAGGGCAGTAGCTTCAAACCCTTTAACTCTTCCTTTTTCTCAGCCGCGCTTAGGCTATCGTCGTTTGAAACCTCCTCTCTATCCTGTCTCACATAGATATTTTGAGGATGGTCAATCTGGTCAAAACTCTGAGTTAACGATCTCTCTTCCAAAACCTTAAGTGGAAAGGTATACGCTGGGTCGGGGATAGCGATTAAGACACTGCCCTCCCCCTTCTGGCCAATACTTTCTTTAGTTACAAACTGAGTTTGAAAAGGAGCCTGCTGTATATCCTTATAGATATCTGTTGCCGGAACTAAGTAATACTGGGTTATCGACTTAAAGGGTATTTTTTTAAAAGTAATTGTCTTTAGCTGGGCTTTAGCATAGGCTAAGTCTATCGTATCATCGGGTGTGGGGCTAGGGGTGTTGGTTAGCTCAAGGATTTCGTCTCTGAGCCAACGAGAATCTAGCGAATTTGAGTCTGTCCCCGCTTCATCGAACTGTTCTTGCTGAAACCTTGCTAATTTCCAACCCTCCGTTCTTATCTCCGTTAGGTACGTTGAATTAAATAGGGAAGAGCCAACTACTTGACCAGTGTATGTTTTACCGTCTTTATCTTTACCCGTAACGGTAGCACTCACGTTTGCCGATTGGTAAATATATTCGGTAGTTTGAGTTTCAATTAACTGCCACCACTCTTCTGGTTCATCTGACTTAAGAGCAGGCACACTAATATCAGAGGTTTCGTCCTCAGCTTCAGGATTTCGGAGGTCCTGGGCCATATAGACAAACCCGTAAGTGTCAATTCTCTCTTTAGACGGTTGCCCGTTTAAGGTTGTCGTAGTTTTAGTAGTTTTTCGAGGCCCACTAAAATCAAAGTTCATGTCGATAGTTCTTAGCTTTCGAACATCGTTTGGGGGCTTAGTTGGTTTGAGGTCCCCTTCGAGAGTGACAAGTCTAACGGGGGCCTTTCTACGTCGGTTATCTCCAAACTGGTCCTTTAGAGATTCTTTTTTCTTCAAGCCTTCGATAAATGGTAAGCCCCCTTTACCAGATAAAGTCGTGTTTAGGTACTCGGCCTCTTGCTGTTTAGAGACATCGATAGAGTAAAGGATATCGTGGCTAGAAACACTCCACTTACTTCCAGCTAGGTAGTTCCGACTTCTAACTGTCCGCCCCGTCCAGTCTAATACCTGAGCTTTAAGTCTCAGGTTTTCCTGGATTATGGAAGAGAAGGTGGTCTTAAAAGAACCCGAATCTTTGGGGATATCCTTGATGTACGAGTAGCCTGAATAAGATATTCCTACCGCCCCAGCTACCGAGGCGGCATTCAGCTTTCCATTAATAGTTAGATTGGGACCAAAGCTTATTGCATCTTTAACAGAGGTTCTAACTTCCACAGAAGCACTAGACCTTATTTCGTTACCCCCTCTGAGATTTATGGATAGGTTGTAGACCCTAATTTGGGAACCCGGAGAAACACTAATTAAGTCTTCTGTTTCGGAGTACGAAGATATCTCAAAGTATAGGGTGTCTAGTAAGACTAGCTTTTTACCAATAACATTATACGTAGTTCGGTACTGCTGAATTTCTTCTTCAGAAATACTCTCAATAGAAATTGAACCCTGGGGCTGTCCTTCAAAGCTTAATGAAACCGACAAGCTTCCCTTAAAAATAGGCAAAGGCAAACCTTCAAAATTTGCATTGCTTAATCTATTTGACTTAGGGTTTGAGCTTATTCCGAAGACAGCCATTTATATTTTATAATGAGGTTAAATACTATCACTTTTACATTATATGTCAATTACCTTTAACGACGTAACACTAAGAAATACTATTGGAGACTCAATTATTTCTAGGCTGGCTGCGGGTACTGCAAATGCAACAGCTAGGTTGGTCTTTAGAACTTCTGCAAACGTTGTACTGGCTACAGCAAACTGTACTGCCCCTCCCACAGGTTCTTTTGATGAAGGAACTGTGACCTTCTCTGCAATCGCTGATGCTCCTATTGTAGCGACTGGGGTTGTCACAAATTTTCAAGCGATTAACCGAGATGCGGTAGTCATTTTTTCAGGTAGCGTTACTCCAATTGGCGGTAGTGGAAATATCACTTTTAACTTAGTTAGCTGGGTTGATGGTGACCTTATTAGGCTTAATTCCCTAACCCTTACTATTCCTGGGGCTTAAGTCTTATACCCTCCGAGGATACACTAGGCCTGCCGTAGGACGAACAGCCCCTCCACCACCTCCAACAGGTCTACCCTCCTCAATTGTCTTTGTGAATGGCAGCGTCAAGGGATTATTTATAGCTCGTTGTAGATCCCCAATTGGGATTACTTGCGGGCTCTCTATTTGAATCTGTGAAACTGATCTAGGACTCATCGTAGTGAATGGCCCTGGTCTAACCCCTAGATTAGGGTTGCTTGTTGCAGCTATCCAAGTCATGTTGTCTCTAATACCCAATCATTTTGAGAAAGCCCAAAAAATTCTCTACCGTTTGCTGCGTAGTAACCCCCAAAGTTAAACGTAGAGGCAGTACTACTCATCCATAACTTAGGGTGAGCTGGGTATACTAGCAAATTGGTAGAATCTGTCCCGGGTGCGTATGTCCCAGTATTGCCGGTAAAGCACAACTTGACTAATTGCGGTGGGCTGCTAATAGGAGCCACCTGAATACCGGAGAAAGCCTGCAATCCCAACTCCGGATTTTGAACTACTCCTCTTCGTAATGTAGCCCTTGCTACAAACCCTACCCATCTATTGTTTGTATCCTTGAATAAAGCTATACAGTCTCGGTAGCTTGTGGAGTTAGCCATATTCCAGCCAAGAATAAAAAATTCTTGATTTGCATCAGCGGAAGAAGCAATTATAAATTCAGCCTGCCCTCCCGAAATGTACCAGCCCAGGCTCGCTTCAGCAACAAGGACCCCCGTTATAGCCCCATACCCGTCATTAATTGAGTTATCTGTCCAACCACCTTGAGGGAAAAGGTCGCATCTTGCCCCGGATGTTGTATTACCTGATGCAATTTGATTAGCAAAGTGGAGCATGAAGCCAGGGCCAACACCATCAGTCAGCCTAACCACCCAACCTCTACGGGTTCCTGTGGATGAGGCAATATCCCTCATTACGGTAATTTGTTTGGCGGAGTTACCAGCATTAGAATTTACGGCAGCTACCCAAGCTTTTAGTTTTGTGTCAATTTGCATCGGGGCATTAGCCGCAGCATTTGAGTTCCAATTGTAGTTCAACGTTGTAAAGTTTTGATATTCGATAACTACGGGCATTAGTTAAACCTCGTTCCTTTAATAGTTACATCTATATTTTGTGTGGAATCTCCTGTATTCTGCACTCTAAAGAATACATTAGCGGGGGCCCAATAGCCTACGGCGGGAGTGATAAAAATCTCGGTTGCAGACGTTGCGATTAATTCTAACAAAATACCAGACCCCGGTAAAGGGTCCGTAGTTATTGTCCTATCGACATCCGCAGTTCTATTAGCCGCAGAAGTGTAGGCAACAAGCCAACAAGGCTGAGTCACTACAACTGAAGTAAATAACCCAGACTTACCCAAGTTAAAGTTAAAGTTGCTAAAAGCGAAAGACCCTAAAGATGCCACTGACTCAAGATTCTCAAAAGTCGGGCCTGTTACATTCAATTGTTCTATCGCCAAGTTTAGTTTAGCTCTTACGCTAGAACCTAATTCGATGTTACTAATTGTGCTTATTGGCATATCCAATTAATCCAAATACTATAGTTATTATAGGGTAAACGTTAGCCATCATTCCAAGCTGAATCATCCTCCCAGTTAGCTAGGTCATTCCAAGAACCCGATTCCAAAAGTCAGTTAGTGATATGACCAGTTCCCACAAGCTCTATGGGGCTAGTCAAGTCTCCACTTCCCGACACAGGAATAAAGCCTGTTCCGGTGACCTCGACGTTATTAAGCGGTAAGCTTCCTGTACCTATATTCAAAGAGGAACCAAGACCAGTTGCACTTGGACTCAAGGTTGCCAAAGAACCTCCTCCTAGCATGACTCGATTATTAGCTCCTTCCCCAACCAGACTAATAATTGGCGTGGCTAGTAGGCCCGAACCAAGTCTAATTGCGCCTGCTAATCCGCTTCCAAACAATGCTCCGTTAACAGGAGTTAGGTTTCCTGAACCCTTTGAAATCCGTACTAGTCTGCCTTGGCCCGAAAACAAAACAGGTCTGATAAAAATCTGGCTCTGACTAACCGTCTCGATAAAGTAGTTACCTAGAGCCCCAATAGTAAAAAATAGATCGCCTGAAGTATTTACTAAGTTACTTTCTTCTAAAATATTGGAGTAAGTAAAACCTTGTCCTTTATGTGTGAAGTAGGTTACAAACGAGATGCCGAGCCCCGTCTTGGAAAAGAAACTAACCTCGTTAGCCTGAACAGTTGGGTTTGGATACTCCATGTCTAGAGTAATTGTAGCGAGGGAACCAACTCTTGGAATACAAGATTTAGACTCACTAAGAATAGTGACAACTCCGTTGGTTTGAACGAAAGCTGACTGTAGCCCTCCCGAAGAGATTGCGGTAACAGGAAACTCAAAGTAGCCAAAGTCAAACGAGTTAGTAACGGTAACCGTTATTTTTTGAGTGTAAGTTCTCTTACCTAAATTAGAAATAGCGTAGGTGTTTCCGTCTCTCCAAAAATAAGTATTGTTACCTAAATTATTTACAGATAGAACTCGGGTTAACCCCGTAATACTCCATTCACCAAGAAGGGTGAAGAGATAAGCCTCTACTACCGGAGTTAATACCGTAGTCGTGTCCTCGACTACAACCGGGCTATCAAAGACTAAAGCTGGAGCCGGGTCATTTCTCGCTAGGCCTGGTTTAACCTTAAAGAACGGGCACGCTAAGTTTAGATCCCCAATATCCGTAAGACGAAGATTTGAGGAAGAAGCCGCCAAGCTAATTGTTCTGTTAATATTCCAGGTCATACTAAAACCACTTGGGGTCAGGCGAAACTATTCTTAGCTCTACCGTATCGAATACCTCAGTCGGGTTAGGCTCAAAGTTTCGAAAGAGAGAAACAGGGGCTTTAATAGGGGGCTGAATATAGAGACTGTTTAACTCCGTTCCCTTATAGTATAAAGCCAAGCTACCCCGACCCGTAGTTCTAACATTATTCAGAAAGTCGGTCCTTGCAAAATTGGTGATAATAGTTAAGTCTGCTTGAGTAACCGCGTAGAGAGTTATGTTGAACTCGGTCATGCTGGCGCTGATATCACGGGTAAAACTTTGGTACTTGATAGTAATTGATTTACCTGCATCCGCTTGTTCCACCTGAATATCGTCAGGGCCAAGAGCAAAGATTAATTCAGGGTTTACTGGAAAGATAAGGGCTTGTTGTAGCCCGTAACCTTGGCAAATTTGTGAGTAGTAAGGAGGCGGTTGAAGGGGCATGGTTACTTGTTTTTATTTATGGAGTAGTCAAACAGCTGGTTTAGACCCGTATAGATAGCTTCTGAGGCAGCTTTCTGTAGTTCGTCCTTATCTAGTTTACCAGCATCTCCCGAAACCTCGAGAGTAACTTTAATCTCCCCAGACACCGCTGGTTGTTGATTTTGACGAGAAGTCCCCTCTCCCCCAACAAACCCTCGGGCACTTGGCATTCCTCCGGTGTTAGCCGAAACGTTAGGAACTCCCCCAGCGTACAGCGTGTTTCGAAATTGACCTTGCCCCACGCCGAAGTTATTAACTGTGGGCTGAAAGAACTCGCTCTGCATATCTCGAGCTTCCCCCAGAAACTCCCGGCTTAACTGACGGTCATCCCCTCGTCTTCGAGTAGTTTGAGCAACGGCTAATCTTTGGGTATCCATTTCCTGACTTTGCTTTTGCTCAAACATCTCTTCTTCAGTTCCCGCCAATTGCCGAGTAAGACTGAGGTTTCCTTGGTTTAACTCTAAGGTCTGTTGAGCCGCACTAACACTTAGGTCGGCAGCCTGTACAGCCAAAGCAGCAGCGCTCTTCTCTTCATCGGTAGCATCCTTGCGGGCATTAGTTCTTGCCGCCTCAGCGCGAGCCGTAGCAGCCTCAGATTGAGCTCTTATGATAGCGATTTGGCCTTCAATAACTGACCGTTCAGCCGCCAACTCTTTTTGAAGTTGCTGAATCTCAAAGACCTTTCTTTCCATTTCTTGTTGCTTGAGAAGGTTATCGAGTTTAGCTCTTTCTCTTTCTCTCTCAATTCGCTGCTTTCTTCTCTCGTTACGTTCTCCCTGGATAGCCAGATTGTACATAGCGTCGACACTAGAGGCTCTAGAATTGACAAGCTCTTGCTGCTTCTGGATAATCGTAGTTTGTTGGTTTAGCAGTTGGGTCTGCTTCTCCAGCCCCTGAATTTGCTGATTTGCACTAAGCTCGGTAGCTTGCTGATTCAGTTTAATTTGACTAATTTGCTTATCATAACCCGCAATAATTTCATTCTGCTTAGCTAGTTCCACATCAATAGCCGCAGTGTCTTTAGCCGCAGCTTGTCGGTTTTGAATAGCTGTCATTTGGTCTTTAGCAATTTGCTCGTTCTGTGTTTGAGATTTACCGTTTAAGGTAATCTGATCCTCAATCAGAGCATTCTGAGTATCAATAGAGGCAATCTGTTGTTTTAGGCCCAGCTTTTCCTGCTCGGTTAGTTTGTTCTCCTCAGAATTTAACAGCTGTCTCTCAAGGATTGCCTTATTTCGTAGTCCCTCTAGCTTGCCAAGATTAAGTTGAATACCCTCTTGTTCTAAAGCAATCTCCGTAAGGTTCTGTTGAATCTTAGCATTGGCAATTTCAAAACCCTGTTCGGCCTCTAGGGTTACCAATCGTTTCTCGGCTATGTCTGTTTGAATACCAGCTTTCTCAACAATATCTCCCGTAACCTTAAGTTTGTTGGAAAGGAGAGTTGTCTCTAACTCGATAATCGATTTACTAAGGTCTTGCTTGGACTGCTCAGCTTTCTGTAAGTCCGCAACGGTCTTTTGATAAATGGTGAACTCATTAAGCTGTTTTTCGTAAGCGGCTTTAGTATAGAAGTCAGTTTGCTCAAGATAAGTCTTGTACAAATCAAGCTCTTGCTGAAGCTGAGTTTGCTTATTCTTAAAAGAGTTTAAGCTTGCCTGATTTTGAGCTTCGAGCAGGGCTGCTTGGGCCGCTCTATACTGAGAAGTATCTTGTCCGTAAAGTCGGGCAGTCCTAGCTAACTGGTCTTTTCTAATCTGAATAAGGTTTTCATCAATAACCTCTTGTTCCACAGCTCTTTTCTTTGTTGCTTCAAGACCGGTAAGTCCTCTATTCTGCTCAAGAACGTCAATCTCTTTAAGAGTACGCTGATTAGAGGCAACCTCTCTTACCCCATATTTTTCTATATCGTCAATACGACGTTGCATATAGGCCGACCACTCAGCGGGGCTATAAATATCTTTAAGGGTAGCTTCAACTCCTCCAGCTGTGATTTCAAGGTTATCGATAATTTCAGTTTTAAGCTTATCGGCCATATCCGTATCGATAGTTCCAGCTTCAAGAGCCGCCTCAATTTGCTCTTCAAACTTCCGCACACTGTTTTGTACCTCGTCGACGGTGGCGGGGTTGCCTGGATCAGCGGTTCTAGCAGCAACGGTAAAGACGTTTTGTAAGCTAGACCCGAGGGCTGCCCCTGCTTGTCTTTGAGCAGCGCTAGTTAGATTAAGGGTTTCTCCTAAGTCAAACTCACTTTCTTCGATGTCTCCAAAACTATTTTTAAGCTCCTTAACTTGAAAGCCTAGTAAGTCCTTAAACTTAGCTCCGGCTTCTTCATTTAAGCCCTCAGTCATTTGCTCAAATCGGTCTTTGATAGTTGCCGTATTTTTAGCAGCAGCGTTAACCTCAAGAGTGGCTCCAATAGTGTTAATAGACTCTCTATACTTAATCGCTCTATTTCGGTTCTGCTCTAAGAGAATCTGCTGCTGTTCTAAGCTAGCAATTTCCTGCTCAGCCTGCTCTTTAAGAACAGGGTTTTCCATGAGCTTAGCATTACCTTCCATCTCCTCTCGCTGCTTATTAATGGAGTCTTGGAGAGTCGCATACTGCTGGTCGTAGAACTCTTTATCCGCCGCCGTAGCCTCTTGAAGTTCATCGGCTCTTAAAGCCCGTCTTTCTTCAGTTGCTTTTTGTAGTAAAGCTTGAGCTTCGGGAGTAACAAATCCTCCATTACTCCACAAACTGGAAGAACGAGTAGTTTCATCAACAAGCTCTTGGTTAGCTCGCTGCATTTCGGTCATAGCTTCTCGATAAGGAGCCTCAATATTAAGCTGGATTGTCTCTCTCCAAAAGTTTCCAACTTGGCGGATGACGTTCTTAGTATTTTTTCCCCAGTTACCAGCGGCCTCGCCAGATTTTTCGAAGGCTCTTCCAATAATCGGAATGCCCGTAGCGAAGTCTTTAATTCTTTGAAAGGTCTCGGGAAAGAGGTTCCCGATTCTATTCAAAACAGCCTTGATAGACCCAAAAATAATATCCATGGGTTTTAGAAAGACGTTAACTAAGCCTCCCATTAGCAGTTCCGCCGCAGAGATGAGGGGCCCCCAGAAGCTTCGAATAAATTCCTTCTCGGGAATAGCCGCAGCTAGTAGTTTCTCTTTTTCTTCCCTGATTCTTTCGATCTCTTTATCTTCATTCGACATTCTTGAGTCGTCAAGTCTAGAGGCGTTAGCATCGGTTTGAGCTTCTCTATACTCCTTTAAAAGGCCAATCTGCTCTCTCAGGGCCTCACTATTTTCTTCAATTCTTTTTCCAGCTCTTCCGTAAGCGCTTGTCCACCGGGTAATCCCTGGAATAAGAGTTTCAATTAAAGACTTAAGAAGTAGAAAAGCAGCTACGGCAGCAAGCACCGCAACGGTAATTGGCCCGAAGGCTGTCCAGAGAAGTCCCAGGGCTCCCGTTAGTATTCCCAGACTAAGAGTAAAGAAGTTTGTCGAAGTTGCCGCAATTCCCGTAACTTTTGTATAGATAGACTTAGCAAGAATGTTAAGTTTGAACCCACCGGTGTTTCCTTTTACCGCAACACTATTAGCCCCAGTCGCAGCTGTCGAAGCTTTTGTAGCCCCAATTTGCAAACCAAAGACTTTACCGTTATGGGACTGCATACGGGTGAGATCAGCAAAGCTGCCCGTTAAAACTTTGTTGGTCTTAGCGAGAATTCCTTTCTGCCCAACGTTTAGCCTCATTTGGTCGAGAACGCCTTTAAAGCTATCTTTGCTCTTAAGGTTTATTCCTTGGAGGCTCTCTTGGGTTTTCTTTAGACCGGCAGCATTTTCCTTAAAGGTAGCAAAAACCCCCTGGGCAATCTGGGCCGTGTCATCAAGAGTTCCTGTGTCAACACCAACCGAGCTTAGCCCGGTATAAAGAAGACCTTTCGCCCCTTGCTTAATGTCGGCGACCCCTTGACCGGCTTTTTTATCGAGACCCCCGGCCTGAGTATCGGCAATAGTCTCATCAATAGTCTTTTTAACACCGGTCACTCCGTCAGTAACAGTATCTTTAACCTGCTGAAGTCTCTGGTCAAAGGTGTCTTTAACCGCTACCATGTTATCGTCTACGTTTTTCGTAAACGTATCAGTGCTAAGTTTGTTAAGCTCTTTTTCGATCTCTTGTAAATACTGAACTGCGGCAGATTTAGTTACGTCAACGTTAGTATCTGTTGTGACAGCATTTTCAACGGCGGCTATAACTTGAACAACTCTACTCTCAATACCGTCGAGATTACTTTTTAGTTTAGCTTGTAGACTTTCATCACCGATAGAGGCAATACGAGTATTTATCGTTACAATTTTAGCAGCAAGTCGATCTTCAAGGTTGTTGTTAAATTGGTAGTTGCTGAGTCTATCTAACCGGGTAGTTGCTCCATCAACAAATGCCCCAATCTTCTCTTCCAGGGCGTTTTCATCAAACTGGTCAATTCCAGCTTTTTGCTGTAATTCGGTTATTAGAGTTTTTAGCTTTGCTCTAAGAGTTGTTCCTTTTTGGTCGACTGTCATTATCGAGTTGGTGAGAGTCTCTTCTAACTCAACCTCAATAGTACGATACCCGTCAGCGTCTACTGGGATATCGAAGGTCGACTCAAAGCCTGTCTTGATCTCTCCTCTTAGAGAGTCAAAAGCCCCTCGGATTGAAGCACCTTCCGAGATGGAAGAGAGAACCCCATCAATCTGACGCTCAATAGCTTCGGTAATTCCGGTAGAGTTAATGTCTTGTCCTAACTCTCCCATCTTTTGACCAAAAGTATCTACAAACACTCCCGCTGTGGCGTACAGCTTTTGAGCTTTTTGCTTAAAGGTAAGGTTAGTATCTTCTAGACTTTCGGCAATATCCTCTTCCAAACGATCAAGAGCTGGAAGAAGAATAGGTCTATCAGCCTCTTTAACAATGTCCTGGGTCTGGTTGCGAATTTCCGTAGCAACCTTTCTAAGGTTAATCTTCTCGGAGACACTGTTAATTTCATTAATATTTCGTTTAATAGAGTCGACAATAACAGAAGTGGGCTTGGTAAGGGCTTCTTTAAGTTTGGCAGCTTCTGGCCCAGAAAGGTCGGCTGCGATACTATTAAACGATCCCTCTAGCGCTTGACCTAAACGATCAAAGCTTCCTGTCATATCTTCGTTATCAAAGTTCTGAAGTTCAAACTCTAGTTTAGCCTTTAAAATTGCGGCTTCTTCAGGAGCACCAGCGTCACTAAAAGCTTGTGCCATAAGATTTAGCTGATTACCAATAATGGTATTTGTCTTAAGGAGTTGCGCTTGGATATACGCGGAGTCTAAACCTTCAAGAACTTTATCAAATTCACCACGCGCTTTATTGGCGACTTCGCTTGTATCAAAGTCTAATCGCTCAAATCCTTGGCTTACTGTTGTTTTTAACTTTAAGAATTCAGTTTCGGTTAGGGCAGTAACGTTAGATAGCCCTTTCTGTAAGCCTTGAGACAAAGCTATATAAGAGGAGGGACTCTTAGCGGCAACCCCAAGGCCGTCCATACTGGCATTAAAGATCTGGAGCATCTGGTCTCCATTAGCTTTAAAGTAGATATTGGCTTTAGCTAAGTTCTCCTGAATCCCTTTTGAAAATAGTTCTAGCCCACTACTTGTTTTAAGAGGAGTTTCAATACTCGAAACCAGACTTAGAACCGTAGCTCTTAGTTTCTGTAACTCGGGTTTTGCTTCGGCATCGGCTTCTTTAAACGCTTCGGCAAAGTACCGGGTAAAAAATGCCTGTCTTCGAGCAAAAGGCACTGTGGTATCAGAAAGAAGGGTATTAATCGCCTGCTCTAGCTTAGGCGCGACCTTTTGTACAGACTCTGGTAAAGCCTGTAAACTTACACTTAACGCTTCGCCTAAGGCTTCTCGTCTTTTTATAAACGGTTGATCTAGGTCAGCGGCAATCTTTTGAAGCTCTAAGAGAGTTTTAGACCCCTCCGCCCGCGCCGATTTAGGTAAGTTACCAATAGCTAAGTCAAAAGCGCTTTTAAGTTTAGCTTCGTACTCTAGCGGAACTTGACTAATTTCAAGCATTCCGCTTTCCATAAGCTTTTGAACTTCGGCTAGTTCACTTTTAACCTTAGGGGAGAAACCTTCAAAACTCTGGCCAAAGATTAACCTTGTTTTTTGCAGTTTTTGCTGCATGTTTAAAGTGGAGTCGTCCAAGATAGCCGGAATCTGCTGAAAAGCTTTTTGGGCAATTCGGGCAACTTCGTCGTCCATTGGTCCTAATGTCGCCGTAACAGTTTGAAGAAGGGCTTGCTTTTTCTCTTTTAGAGTTAGCTCCATATCAGCTAGATTGCGAGTCATACTAGCTCGGGCGTCTTTTAGCACATCGGTCTTAACAAGGTCAAAACCTCCAAAGACTCGACGAACCTCTCCCTCTAGGCCGTTAAGAAGCTTTTTCTGCTTTTGAAAAGCAATGGGGTCAATAACCTCTAGGCCGGAACCAGCCAGGTCTTTTCGAGCTTTACCTAATCCCGCTAAGGCCTGCTTGTATCCCTCAATATTCTTGAGGTTAAAGCTCTCCCCTAACACTGTTTTTAGTTTTTCTTGCGTATTTAAGGCTCTTGTCTGCGCTTCACTCAGAGCCAAAGCCCCGTCCGAGTAGTTGGTTTGAATTCCAACTACGCGTTTCATGGCTTCCCCAAAGTCTTTTTGCTGGAAGATAAGTTGCTTAAGAACTTTTCCTTCTTTAATAAGTTGGCCCGTAAACAGCAAGTGCATTATTCGGGCGGTAATAGCCGTAAGGATAAGGTTTTTAACCATCCCGGCAAAGATACCGCCGATATCGGTAACTTTACTTATTCCAACCTGAAGGGCCACAATTCCGCCGATCATTGCTTTTACGGGTTCTGGTAGATTTTGGAGAATATCCAACATCTTACTTAAGAAAGCTACACCAGGCTCTAGGAGAGCATCAACAATTTGCTGGTTAGCTAGCCCCGCCATAGCCTCATTAAAGCCATTCATTAGCGCGGTCATTCTCTGAACCATGCTTTGCTGTCTGTCGCCAAACACTTGGTCTAGGGAGCCCTCTTGAGCATTAGCCACGCGCTCTGTTGTTTGAGCAGCAGCCCCGGCCGAAACCGTCATAAGGTTAAGCGCCGTGTTAAAAGCTAAGCTGTCAGGAATGATTTCTTTAAGGATGCTAGCGTTACCGTTAGTCGCAACGTAGAGGTCATTCAGACTTGCTAAAAGGCCTTTTGTTTTAATGCTGTTAACGTCAAACTGAATACCTAAAGCTTTAACCGCTTTTTCAGCTTCGGCACCTTGACCAGCAATGGCGTTCATTAAAGAAGCAAAACCTGTCATGGCGTCGTCGGCTGTCATAACTTTCGTTAGAGCAGAAACAGAACCAAAGGTTTCGTCGATACTCACTCCCGTAGCTCTAGCAACCGAAGATACTCGACCTAGGCCACCCGCAAGTTGGTCAAAGGTTACCTGACCATCTTCAACGATAGCGTACATCTTAGCTGCGGTTGTACCGGCTTCGAGGTTACTTAGCTTATAGACGTTAGTAACTTTAGCTAGAGTGTCGAGAGTTTGGGCTGAGTTAGCTCCCGATCCAGAAGCTAGTTTCAAAGCAGCTTCCATAAAGGTTGCTGATTGTGAGACGTCTAGGGTCGAGGTACTAAGGCCATCCACCTCTCGGGTAACAACTCCAATACCGGCCGAAATCGTGTTGTAGAAGGCGTCTGTAGCAGCCACAGAGGTAACGGCATTCTTTAGAGGGCCATTAACCAGCTCTTGCATAGCTGTAGTAATCCCTTCAATACCGAGCTGGGATCCAGCACTCAGAGTTGTTACAAAGGCTGCTTGGTCTTCTAGTTGGGCATAAGCTGCAATAGCGGCTTGACCAAAAGCCTTAGCCGCATCAGCACTAAACAGAAGTTTTTCACCAACAATACCGAACTGAAAAGCAATTTCGGCAGCCTGGGTGCTAACTCCAATACTCTGCATCGCCGAGAAGGCATCATTAAGGCCCGCCTGTCGTAAAGCTGCATCGGTAATTGCGGCTCCAATAGTTTTAAATGTTTGAACGAGGATTATGATATCCCCTGCGGCCAAAACAACCTGAGCTAAACTTTTAAGAAAGCCATTCTGTAAATTTTTGTCGGCTTCTTTAGCAGCTTTTTGAGTGTTTTGCCAAGGAGATTGATTCTGAAGCTGTGTGGTGAACTCCTGAGCTTTACCACTGGCTAGCCCAAAACCAGAAGCTACGGTTCCGCCCATAACGGCCGCTAACTCTTTAGCGCCCATACCTGCTAAATAGGTGCTCCCGGCGAAATCCGCCATTTGAACACCAAAGGCCGCTTGCTTAAACTTCTTACCTGCGATTTCAACGCCGTCTCCGATACCTCGCGTTGAGTCTGCTAATTTCTGAAACTTAGCCGGGTCAATCTTATCACTAGATTTAGCAATTTCGGTTCCAGCGACTCCAAGGATTGCTCCAATTCCTCCCAACTGGTTAGCGATTAGTCGTCCAGCAATGCTCTGTTGAGCAAGTTTCTGAATGACCTTTTCGATACCCAGACTCAGAGAGCTAAGAGCCCCCCCTGCTACTCTAAGACTGCTTTGAGCAACCGTAGCTACGATAGTTCCAAAGTTTTGAAAAGCCTTGGATAGGGTAACAAGCTGGTGCCCCATAAACTTGAAAGTTCGAGTTACCGGGTCCGCCACGGCATTAAGAATAACGAAGGCCCTTTCAGTGTTAGAAGTTGCATCAGCAATCTCCATAAAGAAGCCCCCCATGGGACTAATGAGGGCATTAGTTAAACTTACATGCTTTTGAACTCCTACTAGCTTTAGAGCTAAACCTGCAATTCCCGACTCCATTGCCGAGAGACTTTCATTAGCCGTAATGATCGACTTTCCGAAACCCAGGGTATCGCTATAGGCCCCCTTAGTTTGGTTGTTCCAAGTCTTAATAGCCCCAACCGAAGCTAAAAGATTATCCGACATTGTCTTAACAGACTCGCCAGTTGTCTTTGTAGCTTTATTAAAGGGGCTAATGTTATCACTAGACTTTTTAATCTCCTTAGAGAGCCCTGACATTGCCTTTCCAGCAGTCTCGAGGAGCTTCGTTAGGGTATCTTTACCCTGGAGATTAAAAGTAGCAGAAGTTGAAAAGTTAGTCATTAAGTAGTCGCCGGAGTGTCAATCAGGTTAAAAATATCTTGTACGATAATCTCGAGCATTAAGTTAAAGCAAATATCAGTTACGAGCAGAGGATCAAGTTCTGGAAAAGAGATTCTCATTAAAGGAATAATCTCAGTATGAAGAGCTTCGCAGAAAAACATCTGCCCAACTAGTCTTTGAACATCCGCTTCGTCTGTTTGGCCTGTCGCTCTTTCGACGCAAGTAGAGAGGATATCGTTATCGGATAGCGTAGATAGCTCTTCTTTAGAGAAAAGCATTGGGGCTAAACTACTTTTGTAGAAACGTAGGATATTACCTACAAAGATTAACGCGGGCTTAATATAGGAAACCTCATTCCCTAAAATCTCTACTGGCTGAGTGGGTCTAAGCAGCCCACTAAGGTCTTTCTTGTTTAATATCATCTAAACTAAATCCCCATAAATTTTTATCAATTGTAAGACCGCCTACAACTATTTTATCACCGTTTTCGAAGAGTGCTTTGCGTGCCTCTTCGGCTTTTTTACTGGCTATCTCTTGAACGTCCTGCTCTCTTTGCTCTTGAGGCTTTGTAAGTTCACTCCAATAAGACAGAATATTCTTGATTTTGAAAAGAGGATAGTTTTTAACAAGCTCTAAAACTCCCCCCACATCCCCCTGACTTTTCTCAAAGAGAAGAGCCATAAGGTCGGCTTGTATATCCCCACTGCTCTTAACCTCGGCAATCATCTTTACGAAGGTTTGTTCGTCTTTGTCTTCGTCTTCGCTACTTCCGGTGGGGGAGTCAGGGCTTCCTTCAGTAGCTTCTGAAAATTTAGGCTATTAATCCGCGAAATTAGACTAGGGGTTAAAGTATTCCCGCTACTTGGAACTAGAGAGCCTGTTGTTTCGGAGAGAATAGGCTCTGCCGTAATAAAGATTTCAGTTAGATGCAAAATATCATCAATTTTACGAGGGTCAAACCCCACCTCCGTCTTACCAACAAGGGGCATTAGATTGCCGAGGGTACAGATAAGATCCCAGAAGGCGGTATTACTAACTTTGAAGGCACTCCCTAGGTGTCCGTCAAACTCTCCTACCGCAATCTTTAAGACTTCAGTTTGAAGAGCTTCTACATCGTCTAGGTTTTTCCAGCTAACGGGCTTGACGATATCCCGCGAACCATCCTCAAAGGTAACTACGAAACTTAATTTTTCTGAGGGCATATTACGCTATTATGTAAAAACGAGACTTAAACTACTACCCATGATACTACATCGAGGCAATTACTGGGACTACTACCAGGTCGCTGACCTATTTCTTTTTACAGGCAACAGCACCGTAAAAGATAACGGAAAACTAGTAATGGGTGCGGGTACAGCAAGGCAAGTTCGAGACCAGTTCTCTGGAATTGACCAGAAGATTGGTAAAGAGATTATAGAGGGGTATCCCCCTATCAACAACAAGATTTGGAAAAGAGAATATTTGCTTCTCGTATCTCCGGGCTTTAGCAAGAAATCTCCTAAGAAAATTGGGGCTTTTCAGGTTAAATACTACTGGAAGAATAGTGCTAGCCTTAAACTAATAGAGAAAAGTTGTTTTGCCTTAATTAGGTTTATGGATGCCCACCCAGGGCTAAATATCTTTCTTCCCTTTCCAGGTATTGGAAATGGGAATAAGTCTTTTGAAGAAGTCTTTCCTATTGTTAACATTCTTAGGAATTATGAAAAAAATGAAAAGAATGAAACCGGTCTTTCGTTTTGGGTTAGTTCTAACGCTAGCTTTGACCTGGGTTCTTTTACTCCCCAGGTCACTATCGTTGAATGTTAGCCCTAAAGAAATCGACACAAGAGCTTATCGCGGTAGTGGACGTATAAGCTATAATAGACCCATAACTGACCACGAAGAGCTTGAGTCTTACAAACCTAGAAACTAAAAAGGGGTCTTTGGTAAGATAGAGTTATGTCAGTTTTATAATTAAGGCCCCTCCCTATACAAAGAAACCCCTCAGGAATTAACTTGAGGGGTTCTCTTTTGTCTGTAACCTTAAGATTTAGCTACAGCCAACTCTAATTTGGCTATCAGTAATCTGGAATGCTCGGCACTCCCCAGGTGGGTTATTTAGAAATAGTCCTAGCTCCATACCCCCTTCTCCACCAAAGTCGACGCTTCGTCCTTCGAGGTTAGGAGTAACAGAGAAAGCTTCGAAGAAGGTCAGCTTATTCTCAGTATTAACGAGAGTCGCATAAAGGCTGTGTGGGCCAATCAGAATATCCGATAGTCGGATACCGATGATGCTAATAGGTAGCAGAAGCATAACCACATCGCGGTTAGTTACTAGGTTGTCCGAGAACATCAGAGCTCCATCGGCACCAACAGCAAAGCTGTCATCGTTAGCTGGGGAAACCCCGGCAAAGGCGGCAAATGCGGTACGGGTTAAGGGAGTCGATAGACCAGCTCTAATCACGGAACCTTGGGCCGTAACTGGGTCGGCAGTGACTCCTTCAAACAGGTAGCCTTCAGCCGCAGCTGGATAGCTGGCCTTAGTAACCACAAGAGACCGAGGAGCAAAAGTTCCAAAGGTTCCTGTAGCCATCTGGTTTCCAATTTGAAAACCGATCATTTCAGGCTGAATATAGCTGTATTGAATAGAGAGGTCAGGCATTTCGCCAGCGACGTAAGACCCGGTACGTACTTTACGACCTTGGTTGCTACGCCCTTCTTGAACTCTTTGTTCAATGTTTGTGTTGAGTACGAAGTTCTGAGGGGTGGGCCAAGCCATGATTACATTGTCAGATTGACGCTGTAGTACAAGGTTCGACAACCCAACAAAAGTACGTTGGTTAATCGTAATAGTCATTCTTTAATTTACGCCTCAGATTGAGTTTCTAGTTTGGCAGGATTATCTGTTTTTCTATAGGTAGACTCGTTAGCCTTTTTATTAGAAGATTCGTCTTTTGGAGTAGCGAGTCTCCATCTTCCAGCCTCAAGAATTTCAGGGGTTAGTTCGGATACTTCGTACTCTCCCGGCATAATGGTTGAGCCATCTTCTTTAATTGCCGCAGCCAGAAGCTGTACTTTATCCGTATTTTTTAGCTTGGTATGATCCATAATTTTTTATCCTATTTCTTTAATCTTAACTTATCTCGGTCTCTTTAGTTTACTTTGAAGAGTTTGATACTTTTTAATAGAGCTTGCTGCTCCCTGAAGTCTGTTTCCTGTTAGGCCACTTCTTAGGGTATCTCGGACAGCGGAACCTCCCACTTTTTTAGCTTTTGTTTTAAAGCCCGCCTTATTAAGTTGGTTAGCTACGGCGGCTTTACCTACAGCTCGGTCAATAGCTAAGCCTCCTCTCGCTCTTTCTACTCTTTTTCCAAGGCTTTTACGAGCTGCACCAAGCTGCTTTCTTTTGCCTTTAAGAGCTTGGCTAATTTTCATTCGAGTAGCACTTGATTTTGGTCGACGTGTTGGGTTAAACATAGTTTATTTTCTAGTAGTTAGCCGAGGCGGGGTGCGGTGCTAGGGGTAAGTCTAGGACGCCTTGCGCCTAAACGAGGTTGTTTAAAACCTGGGGCTCTAAACCCTGTCTTCTTACGAAGAGCTAAGG